GCAAACTACGTAGACATTGCAACAGACGTCGCAAGCGAAATAAGCAACGCTCTTGGATATCGCGCGCCAATGTATACAATTGGAGAAATTCCCGTAGAAGGAACAGAAGAGATATCCCAGTGGGCCCCCGATAGTCTTGGTAATGTGGTCAGGGCTATAACAGACACTCGCAACAATCTAAGAGACAAAAAAGACAGACTTGAGTCACAAGACGGTGTTATTATAGATGGTATAGAAGACTTTAGCGGGAGCTTTAAGATGGACCTTCCAAAGAACGCTATGTTGTACAGAAGTTCTGGGCTCACCGACCAAAGAGTTCGTACGCCTTGCGAATGTAAAATGAAGGTATATGTGAGCAACTATTTATCTGATGACTTGCTTGGCAGTATCACAAATCAAATAACGGCCTTAGACCCTACTGGACTTTTGGGCAAAGTTGCAGACAATCTTTTGCGCGCTGGAGGAAACACTAGAGCACAAAATGCTTTGTATAAGTTGCGTTCTATACAAGAAACAGGGAAACCATTTAGGGTGTATACGCCTCACTGTGTTTATGAAAATATGATTCTTAAAGACATAAACATATCTACAGATGCAGACACTATGGATACATTAGTTGCAGAACTTACGTTTGTGGAGTTGCTTATGTATGCTCCTAATGGTACAATATCTAAGATAGCAGACAGGAAGAGCGTAGTAAAAACAGACCAGCAAGGGCTGCTTAGAAAGTGGGTAGGTGTATAATGTTTAGGTTAGTTGTAGAATCACAAGAACAAAGCATTGTATTAAGCAACGGATATGTTGCCGAACTTAGATACAATGTGTTCAACAAATACTGGTATTACAACCTTACAGACGTAGAAGGAAACTATGTGTTCTATGGTATGGCGCTAAAACCAGACACTTGTCCTACATACCGTTTGACGCACGATGCAAGCATTCCAAAACTTGTTATTTTAGACGAGGCGAGAGGAAGCAAGGAAGAATACAATCCATATGTTGAGATTGGCGGAAGATTAGGGTTATACGAAGTATGAAGATTAACGACGTTAATTGGAATTTTGATAGAATTGTTAGGGTTACGATTCGTTGTCCCGGGCGGTCGGTAGACTATAACTCTGAAGGAAAATCTGTTGATACTATTGTTATAGAATACAACCCGTTAGATAACGGCTACAAGGTGGCCCGTGTTGACTTTTCGTGCGAAATGCTTACACAACTAAGCAACATTACACAACCGTCTTATACCGCCGAAATTAAGTTATATAATATCACAGACAAACTTGCGAACGCAATAGCGTCTGACGGGGCAGATATTCGTAGCATATATGCGGCAACGTCTGTTCAGGAACGAAAAAATCGTTACAGAAATCGAGCAAGCCAAAGACCACAAATTAAATTAGAGATAGGATATTTTAATCACGAAAAGCCATCTGAAACCTCGTATGCAACATTGTTTGATGGTTATATAAATAGTTCGTTCTCTGCACGTCAGGGAGTAGACTACGTTACAACATTACAATGTTGGAAGTTCGACGGGAGTCTTCCTGACGACGTATCTTGGTGTCTTGCTCAGAACCAAGAGGAATATGAGCAATACCAAACAGAGATAGATGAAGAGAAAGGGAAGTTGTACGAGGGTAGCGTTACAGACGTGTTGTGCAAACTGATATGGGATTACGCAAAAGAGCGCCCAAGCAGAAAAACAGAGGGTAAAGATGATGTTACGTCTTTTCTTGGAAGTAAGGGCGTTATGTCATCGGTAGAAAAAGAAAAAAACTTTTCACAGCAGTTCCGTGTTAAATTTAATGAACCCGGAGACACTTGGAAACAGGAGCATCAGTTTGGAGACGTGTTTCGTCTTGGTTATTTTTATGATGCGTCGGGTGCAGTTTATAACCCAGACCTTGAGCAAAAACTTATAAAACGGTGGGGAACAAACTTTAAGTTTTACACTAATGGCGAGGATAACCTAGACAGGTTGCTTAAAGCGGCTCTTGCTAAAACAGGGTTTAATCTTTCGTATAGATATGACGATGGGTTTGAAAAGAGTATAAACGGACAAGAAGACACAAATGGTGTGCTGTTCAAATGGTACGTGTACGAAGCAGGTGGGCGCGCATCAAAATCTCCAAGCCCTGGTTCTAATGGAATAAAGATTATAAACTATCAAAACGTAGTAGAGACTCCGGTAATAAATGGCAACGGCAGTATGCAGATAAAGACAATGATTATACCCGGGATAACAACCAAGTCTGCGCTTATGCTGGCCATAGAGGATGTAGACAGCGACCAAGTATACAATATGGGCAATAGTTCTTTTACTGGAATAAAGGCTTCTACATTATCTGCTTCTGTTGGTAAGTTTGTTCCTTTGATGACAGGAGAATACAACACTGCTGTTTTAATCAACGACCAGAAGAAACGCGGGTCCTTGTTTAATACTTGGTTTGATATTTGGAAAATAACGTTTAGCGGGTCTACGCACACAAAGGATTGGTACAATACAATCCATACATGGCCAACGTTTCTTGGAAGAGGTAGAGGATAATGAGGAACTTAGATACCGGCGCAGTACAGGCAAAATATCTTGTAAGAACACACTCTGTGTTTAAGGTGCTTGCTTTTCATCCGGAGAACCAAACTGTAGACATCAAGCAAGAGATGTTTGAACTTGTACACAATTCTGACGGGGAAATATACAAGCAAAACGAATTTGGTGTAGACGTTCCATACTCTTTGAGAACTCCAGATATTATGTACGGAATACCGGTAAAGCAAATACGTTATGGTCAGTTCGCAATAAAGGTATGTCCTGTAGTTGGGGACACCGGGTATGTAGAATATTTTCACGACGACATAACAGGATGGTTTGAAGACGGCGGCGTAGCCATACCTAGAAATTCTGCAAAGTTCTTAAGAAATTCCTGTGTGTTTGTTCCGGGGGTTTTCGACGAGAACAATTCGACACAAGATTATCCTACAGACAACACAAAGTTGATAATAGCAGGAAAAGATGCTACAATAGAGATAGTGAACCCGGAAGGAGACGACCCTGCTACACAAATAAATATTGTTGCTAAAACAGTTAATGTAACAGCGGAGAAATCTAAGTTCAGTGGAGACGTTGAAGTGACAGGAGATATTAAAGCAACCGGAGATGTAAAAGCCGGCAACATTAGTCTTAAGAACCATAAACACAACGTCAAACAAGGTGCTTCTGTTCAAGTTAATACTTCTACAGGAACAGGTAGTGTTACTAGCGATAAATTGTCTGAGGCTGCGCAATAGGAGTAAGTTATGGAAACGTGGGGATTGTATGAAGGCGACATTACGTTGGATATGGATGGCGTTATCCGTATTAAAAAACAAATGGAATGCCTTGCTGACCGCATTAACACTGCGCTCGCTACTGTCCGTGGGGAGCTTGATGATTATTCTGCTGGCGTAGATTATTACGGTGTAATTTTTGCTAAGACACCAATATCGTTAAAGATAGTAGAATTTACTCGTGTTATAAGGTCGGTAGAAGGCGTTAATGAAGTAGAATTTATTAGTTGTAAAACTAATCCACAGACTGGTGTTTGGACGTTCGAATTTGACGTGAGTTCTGTTTATGGGGACCTTACGATTCAAAAGGATGTTGCTAATACAGCCAACCTGTGATATAATTTATTTAGAGGTTAAAGATGGGAAGATGGACAACAAACGGTTTTAATGCTTATACGTTAGGCTTCTACAAAGAACAACTTCAACAACTGTTTGTTGATGCTTTTGGAACCGACTTTAAGTTAGATGATTCGCTGCCACAAGGTGTGCTTATCCAGCGCATAGCAGAATTGCTTTACAACGCAGATATGGACTCTGTGGAAGTAATGTCACAATTGAACCCAAACACTTCTTCTGGTGTATGGCTTGACTATATTGGTGGGCTTCGCGGTATTCCTCGTAAAGAAGGGTCTTCGCAAGTCGCTAGCGTACAGGTTACGTCTACACCGTCTTCAATGCCTTATACAATACCTGCAGGGACAATGTTCTTTAGCGGGTCAGACGGATTTACTACTGCGACAAACCAGATTATATCTTCGAGTCCGCAGACGATAGTTGTAACATATACAGAAACCGGAAATTCTTCAGTAAGTGTTGGGGACACAATGACTTGCGACCTTACACAAATCAACGACTTACTGATTACAAGTTTGGCGGATGGCGAACCGACCGAGACCGATGCAGACTATAGAGCAAGGCTGAGTACTACCTATTCTGTCGCTAATAATACTATGAATTGGGTAGAAGCAAAGATAGCCGAGTCTCCATTGGTTAAGACAACAGGGTTTGGTTACAATGATTCCAATGCGACAGTCAATAACCGTCCGCCTCATACATCTGAGTGGATGGCGGTTCCTCGTTCTGGGGTAGACCAAGAAGTGTTTGAAGCAACGGTTGGAGAAATAATCGTTAATAATAAGGTTCCTTCTTCTGAGACTTGTGGTAATACTACGGTAACAGTTAGAGATTTATACGGAGACCAAAAACAGGTTAAGTTTACAATTCCGGATGAGGTTCCTGTAGAAATAGAAATAACAATAGAAACGCCTGATACAACCGGCGTGCTAGACACATCAAGAGTTCTTGCAGAAAAGCAGGCGGCCGTTGATTATGTTAATGCGTTGAACATAGGTAAAAACGTGTCTATGTCTAGAGTGCTTTCTAACTTTGTTACAGATACAGGATATAACGTCGTTGGGTATCGCATTAGAGCAGTAGGCGGAAGCACTTGGACAAGCAACGCAGACTTTGTTATAGGCGACAGAGAATATGCGTCGTTAAGTTTGGCTAACATAAGCGTAGGGTTATAATGTACGACAACAGAAATTGGCTTTGGCAGTATCAAGACAAGTATGCTATACGTACTCTTTACGATGGTATGTTTGA